GTTAAGGCTCGTTACAAAGTGTGGCCTTCTGCATACGCATCCGGTGCTGTAGCTAAGTGTCGTAAGGTAGGCGCTAAGAACTGGGGTAACAAAAGTGGCCGTAAGAAAAAGTAAAAAAGGTGCCGCACTCAAGAAATGGTTTAAGGAAGAGTGGGTCGATGTAAAGACCGGCAAGCCCTGTGGACGTAAGTCTGCTACTAAATCTAAGCGCCCGTACCCCTCATGCAGACCCAAAGCTGTCGCAGATAAAATGACTAAAGGTGAAAAAGCCTCGTCATCTCGCCGTAAAACTGGGCCAGCTAAGATTAAACACGCAGTTACAGCCTCAGGAAGAAGGCGAAAAACTACCAAAAGTAAGAAATAATACTTGACTTTTGCATAAAAGTATGGTATAATATACAGTGTACTTAGGTATATCTTATTAACAGAGACAACCCAAGAGGCCTCAAATGGATCAGGAAACACAGCAGTATTACGACAACTACTTTAGTCTTTTTCTGACAGACGGTTGGAAACAACTTATGCAGGACTTTGGGAACAATGCTATACAAATTAATAGTATTGAAGCGGCTAAAGATGCTGACGATATGTTCTTTCGCAAGGGACAACTAAACGTATTAGCCCATTTGCTCAACATGGAAACTATCGTTAAAACTAACTACGAGGAAGCGTCAAAGCCTCCAGAAGAAGATGATTAAAGTATTTGACTTTCGTTGTACCAACGGACATACCTTTGAAGATTTTGTAGAGTCAGGTACTACATCCAGTAGGTGCGGGTGTGGTGCTAACGCTACAAAGATTGTATCAGCTACTCAACACATACTCGACGGTGCCTCTGGGGATTTTCCCGGTAGGCACATGAAGTGGGTACGTGAACACGAGAAGGCTGGACAAACCACGCGGGAATCTCAATAGGGGCAACTCCCATTTAATTCTCCATAACCTAATAATAATAGGCGGGGTAAGTTTAGAATGTCACGAGCAACATTAATAGATGAGCGTCAGGAAGAAGAAGCAACAGATCAACTAGACACACAGGATACCACAGAGACTCCTCAAGAAGAGGAACAACCTCAGGAACCTGAGTTACCAGAGAAGTACCGAGGTAAGTCTGTCGAAGACCTCGTACAGATGCACCAAGAGCTTGAGAAGTTTTCAGGCAAACAGAGTACTGAAGTTGGTGAACTACGTAAACTGGTTGATGAACACATCCAGACACAACTTGTCGAACAACAAGCACCTCAACAACAGCAACTACAAGACGATGAAGATGATGTAGATTTCTTTGTTGATCCCAAGACTGCTGTTCAACGAGCAATAGACAACCACCCTAAGATTAAAGAAGCGCAAGCGTACACAGAGCAGGCTAAGAAGCAAGCAACGCTGGCACAACTTCAACAAAATCACCCAGACATGGAAACTGTACTCCAGGATCCTAAGTTTGCTGAGTGGATCAAAGGGTCAAAAGTCCGAACACAGTTGTTTGTTCAGGCTGACCAAGGGTACGATTACGACGCTGCGAACGAACTGTTCAGCCTCTGGAAAGAGAAGAACCAAGTAGTTCAACAAACAGCACAAGCTGAGAAAGCAGCCCGTAAGAGTGCAGTAAAGTCAGCTAACACAGGCAACGCTCGCGGAACAGGAGAGGGAACACGCAAGAAAGTTTATCGTCGTGCTGACATTATTAAACTTATGCGTACCGACCCAGAGCGTTACCAAAGTCTATCAGATGAATTACTGAAGGCGTACGCAGAGGGTCGGGTTCGATAGCCTAAAGGAGAATTACAATGGCTGGTGAAACCTCTGGTGCCTATTTTACAGCTAATGCTGTAGTAGACAAAACTGCTGCGGGTACTTTCATCCCTGAGATTTGGTCGGATGAAGTAATCGCTGCTTATCAAAAGAACCTGAAGATGGCTCCCCTTGTCAAGCGTCTCGCTATGACTGGCAAGAAGGGTGACGTTATTCACATTCCTAAGCCCATCCGTGGTGCTGCATCTGCT